TTGTTATCAAGAGAAACAGGAGCAAGGTATTAGTAGTCTTGGATGCAGAACACTTCATCAAGCTACATACTGCCATGCATACGGACAATACATAATGAACTGCTGGCACTGTAAAGAAGAGTTGATATGTGGTAGTGATGAGGATTTAGATGACAGTGAGGTACATGATATGGTGACATATTTATCTTGCCCGGGCTGTTCGTCAGATGTCGAGGTGTACTTGCCCAAGCAACAGGGCAGGGCAGGGCATAGTAATTAGATGAACTTTACGCTGTTATGTGTTAAGAGTAAGGTGAAGGGTACGGTTGAGAGAGACCAATACCCTTTGCTTTGCCCTGAGCATGAGACCCCATTGCTACGCTGTCTGCGTATGCTAAAGGGTATAGGGTATAGTTATATTAATAAGAATAAGAATATATATAGTATAGGTATAGCATATATATAGTATGGATATATAAGGGTTATAGTATGAGATACCCTCTACCCTCTACCCTAACGGATTTAATTTAAGGAGATATGATGACTGAATATAAAAGAAAGAATGGAAAGAAACCACCTAGCACACCACTGGTTAATAGACCCAGTGCTTTTGAAGAAGACCCGGAGTTTGATTTAACTGATATGCAGAATGGATTTGTGTGGCACTATGTCAATGACAATTGCACACAAACTGAGGCAGCGAGAAGAGCAGGGTTCGAGTTCCCAGCCCAAGCTGCTACTAAGTTCCTCAATGGTAAGGACTATCCCAATGTGCTTAAAGCTATAAAGATAAAGAAGCAAGAGCTTGCACATAAGTATGCAATCACTCCTGAGAAGACAGCCAAGATGTTATGGAAGATTAGTGAAGAGGCATACGACAAAGGACAGTTCAATGCATCGGTCTCAGCATTGAGAGAGCTGAATGAATTAGCTGGTCTGAAGATTAAGAAGACAGAGAATCTCAACATATCAGCGTCATTAGATAACATGAGTCATAAGGACATTGAGGGAAGACTAAGGGAGATATTCGGAGGCGATATCATAGATGCTCAGTATGATGATGTATGACATTAGCAGACTTACTCATTGGAGATATATCCTAAGAAAAACCGAGGGAGGGCGTTTTCTTTGTGTAATTCGTCGGATTCTGACCCTAAATAAAAAAACAACGGTATATCAATGAGTTACGCAATGAAAGAGCAGAGACTTGGCAGGACATTAGCATGAGGAGACAACTACTATGTGTCCACAGCGCTAACAAAAGATAATACAGAGCCTCTGTAAGCCCTATAGGTAGGGACTCTATTGGATTCCACTTCATAGGTCGACTTTTATTAAATTATAAGACCCTACCACCAAATATTTGGGGTGCTTGCTCTCTGGGTAGGTATAACTCGGTTACACATATTCTATATTCATTTTTCCAAGTAAGTGTTAATCTCAACAGAAATGTGTATAATGGGTTTATAGAGGACCCATTATGAAAATCAATAAAGAAGCATTAAGAGAATCAATAGCAGACACCCTACTTGGAGCAGTATTCAACTTTCCTCTCTCTTGGCTCACAATTACAATACTCCTAGTATTCACCCACAACTCGTTTATAATTTCTTTAAGCCAATTAATCGTGTTATCAGCTTTGGCTATTGTCAGAAGATATTACACAAGAGTGTATTTTGATAAACACAACAAGAGGAAGACCAGATGAGTACAGAAAAATATGAAGAAGAGTTACAGAGAGTTGTCTTACAACTTGAAGATACGAACAAAGCTCTCTACGAGATAAATAGAAACCTAGCCAATTTGGTTTTACTCCATCAAGTACAACTGGTTGCTCTGGAAGAATCATTGCAGGTTCCAGAGAACGAAATCCTAGAGCCAAAAAAGAAAATACATTAATTTCAATATAAGTGTTGACTCCAATACTTAATACCCTTATAATAAACACTGTAACAAACAACATATTAATAGGAGTTTATAATATGGAACTTAGAAAAGAGAAAACAGGTTGGACCTACCACGGAGACAATTACACCTTCGTCTTGTCTGACGAGTGCTACCACGAATATGTGTGCTTGATAATCAAGCCAACGCATATCAAGGTATTAAAGAATTTCAGCGACATGTCTAATAAAGATCTGAAAGCTGTAATTATTAAAGACTGGTTTCAAGAACAGAACGAGGATGTAAAGAATCGTAATAACGAAAAGGCAAAGCAACGCAGAGCCAATACAAAGGTGGTGAAATAATGGAAAAGCAGAAAGAGACGAGAATACAAAGATTAACCAAGGCACTTTCGGGCAGCCTCAGCGAGGAGATATCATTGGTTTGTCAACATCATGGACCTAAGACATTCACCATAGGCAAATTCCTAGAAAGCCAAACAGCGTGTGCATTGTGCAAGAGCCAATTACCGATATGGCATAAAGACCAATTAGTCGCACCAGTAATGATTGCATTGAATAGGCTAAGGTCTGACGAGGAGAATGAGAGGAAAGAGAAGGCTAAGGCAGAGAAGGAGGCTAGTAATGAGTAATTCAGATGGGGGCAAAGGCTCCCGCCAAAGACCAATTCTTGACCAAAAGGAGTTCGACAAAAATTTTTCGCGAATATTCTCAAAGTCGAAGAGAAAGATTGTAAAGGATGATAAGGCGAAAGGAGAGGCGAAATGAAAAAGTATTTTAAAGCCAAGGTTGAAAAAGGTCACGAAATACCACCTAAGAAGGAAAGAGGAGCTAAGTACATTGATTTTTTAAATAGCTTGGAGGTAGGCGACTCGTTTATTGTGGAAGATGAAAATGACGCAAATGGAATTAGACAAGCTGGTTACTGGGTAGGCAGAAAGTTTACTGTAAGAAAGACTTACTCTGACAAAGACATAAAGAAGTTTACTTTTAGAATGTGGTACACAGAGAAAGTAGAGCCTATAACTAGGCGTAGCAAAAATCCCAAGAGCCTAAGCCTGATAAACAATGAACAAGAGATTACCAGCAACAGCTTTAATGATTTGACCAATGGCAGAATACCTAATGATATTCTTTTTCTTGCTGAACAGCTCGAAGAGAACAAAATGATTGTTGAAGACATGAAGAAAATCAACAAGGTCGTACTAGAAGAATTGAGCAAATATAATACAAATTTAGAGGATAAATAATGTCTACATCGAAATTAATACTAGAGATAGTGCAGCTTTTTAAACAGATGGATAAAAAGGAAGCACAGAAAGAACTGATTGAAATACTCAAAAAGATACAGAAGGGAGAGCAATGGAAGCACTAGAATACGAATCAATCTACGGATATTGCAGGGTATCGTCTGATGAGCAAGCTAAGAACGGAACTTCACTTGGCGAGCAGAAGAAGACGATTACCAAGATGTCACTCTACCTTTTTGACAAAGAACCTGATGGTTTTTACATAGACGATGGTGTCAGTGGTACTTTAGACTTTGACAATAGACCACAAGGCAAAGAGCTTACAAGAAACCTAGAACCTAATGATGTGGTGCTAGTCGCCAAGCTGGACAGGTTAATTCGTAGATTAAGCGTGCTTTGTCATATCAGGGATGATTTTAATGAACTAAACATACATTTGTTTGCTCATGACATTCTTGGTGGTGCTGAGTCTATAAGTACCTCTAGGTCTCCGAATGTAAACATGTTTGTCAATATGATGGGTACCTTTGCAGAATGGGATAAGGAAGAAACAGCTAGAAAGTTGTATCAAGGCAAGATGGCATGTGTAGAACAAGGCAGACATATAGGCGGTGGAGTTCCTTTTGGTTATGAGTTAATCAAAGAAGGAAAGCACAGATACCTCAAAGAGATACCTGAACAGCAACAAATCATCCAATATGTGGACAGGTCACTCGAAAGACACAAGAAAAGTGGCAGGAAAACGCCTTGGCGTAGCATTTCTAAGCAAATTGGTTCTTTATACAAGATAGATATACCACCTTGGAAAGTTTCGAGAATTGCTCTTAGAAAGCTTAAAGATAGGGCAAGTGTGTGATATATTTGACCCATGTTAAATAAAGATGGCACATACCCACATGATGTAGGTTCTATTGAGCCAATACCCATAAACGAAAGAACGCCTATACTCGATGTACTTCCATCACAAATAAAAAGTGCAGTTCAGGGTATAGGTGGTTTACTTAACGACCCTCTTATGGCGATGCCCGGTGGCTTCGCTAGGATGCCATTAAAGAAATTAATGCAAGAATTAGCAAAGAGAGAAACTCTTTACAAGAAACATGGTGACACATTCCAAAGAGCTTACAAAGTTCAGCAGAGTGCAAGAAGAGATGGCTACCTTCCAGACATTGATGGAAGCCAAAAAATAATGAATAATGCTAATAACATGGGCAAGAAAATTAAATCAGAAATGGACGAGCTAACACAACTTATAAAAAACCATGGCAACTCTTGATAATATAAATATATTCGCAAACGGTGGTCCTGCTGAGAATACTATTGAAGATGAATACCAAAAGCTTGTAGCTGTTTTTGAATCGCCCATGGTAATGGGTACACCACCCACGTTTGAAGAATTTGTTTTTCTGCGACAAAAATCCCAAGCAGCAGGTGTAGCTAGACAAACCATGCTTGATGAGATTGGTACAGGTAATGTTAAAAAAGCTTACGAAGAAGGTTTTACTCAACTTCCCATGGCAGAGCAAATAGCTGCCTATGTTAATCCAGTTACAGGCGTGCCGATTGAAGCTTACGAGACGGGTTACTTTGCTGACGAAGCAGGATTTGGAATGAAAAACCTACCAGAGTTTGCACTGGATGTTTTGAATCCAAACAAAAACATATTACAAAAACTACCATTTAAAGCCGAAGACCCTATGAGTGCAGCACTAGCTCCGCTATCAGCATTGGGTATGTTAGGTGGTATTGGTGAATTAGCCAATGTACCTAAAGCAGCAATTCTAATGGTAAAAAGAATGAACCAAAAAACCATGGACGGTGGCGGTGGTGGAATAGGTGGATTAACTATTCCCAATCAAGAACCGACTAGAGATTTAGCAGGTTATAAATCTAATACACTAGAAGAAGCTAAATCTGTATCTGCAGAAATGTCGCCAAAAGCTTTATTGCAATACATAAAAAGCAACAAAAGAACCAATCCATCTAGTAACAAAACAGGCACAGCATTAAAACAAACAGAAATAAACGAAATAGATTTTGAAACTTTTGAAGCACAATACCCTAACAAGGATTACACCAACGAAGACATACTTAAATACATAGACGACAACAGGGTACAACTTTATCGTGTATCAAGAAGAGAAGATAACCCTACTTACAAAGACACTAAAGGAGAAGACATAGAACTTTATCTTGATGAACCTATGACCTCTGAAATAAGAGCCGAACAGATAAGTGAACTCACGGGTGATTTTGGTTCTTTCTTTAATGAACAAAAAGAATTTATTACTAGTAATTTTCCTGATGGAATTAATTTACAAAATTATAAAGATTTTGTGCAAAGGCAAGACAAGCTTAATGAAACAGCGTCTTTTAATAGAGGTGCATCATATTTGGTAGATGAATTTCTTGTAAACAACGACTTTAAAATCAACCCTTTTGCAGCACTCGGAAAACCTCAGTACGATGTATACACACCAGCTGGGACCTTAGTAACTGAAAGAAGCACCATACCTGATGATGCTGCTGATTTTACAGACCTTTTAGATGCCGGCTTTACGTTTAAGCCTAAAATTTTAACTGAAGATTTAGGAGATGAATTTTTCGAATCTGCTGCAGATAGTGTAATAAAGCAGGAATATGATTTAGGTGATGGCGTAGAAGCCTATAGGTATGTCAGCGACAACAATCAATTTGATGTCACGGGCAATGCAAGTAGTGGGTTTAACGTAAGAGTAAATGGTGGAATTGACGATGATAATTTTGGCAGATATCTGAGCTTTGACGAAGCAAGGCTACAAATTGGTCAGTACGAGGGAACAAATGTAACTAAATTTGATGACCCAAGCTCAGAAGACTATTTAATAGATTTGGTACCTGATGATGTAATTTCGGGCAATGCAACGATACCTACCAAATATGAAGGTTACGATGGTTACAAACTACCTATGGGCGGAGCTGTTGATTACGAAGAACATACTCTCCATCTTGCAAATCCGAAAACACCAACAAGATACACGGGTAATGACGGAACAAAACATTTCGGTGGCGGTGACGAGTTGCTTCATTATCGAACTACCATCAGAACCGATGAAAATGGCAAAAAGGTATTGTTTGTAGAAGAAATACAATCAGACTTACACTCTACTGCTCGTAGTAATAAAACAGATGCTACTTATGAGTTGTCGGAAAAAGAATATGAAAAAACAAGAAACAAAGTAAACTCTATTGAACCTTCTCGTATATCGTCCAATTATCTGCAGGGTGTTAAGTTTGACAAAGACATGCCACAATTCAACAACATCTCACATAGCAAGAACCCAAATTATTTAAGTCCCAGACAAATTAGAAACATGGGTGACGTTATTAGAGAAAAAAATGGACTCAAGTTGGATGGTGTTGGTCCACAAGAAGTAATAGCAAGATTTCTTGTAGACGAATACGGAAAAGAAAAAATAC